TTCAACAGTTTTATGACATATGAAAAAGTTGAACTAAAAATATATTATTTTAATATAAATCTAATTTATGCCTAAATATTCACAATATGATGTTCCTAATTCAGAAAAAATGGTTAATTTAGGAGTTGGTCAGCCGTCTACTTCAGAATTACCATTAGAATGGTTTAAAAAAACCTTACATAATCTTTCAATATCTTTAGAAACCCCAGAATGTTTACAATATGGGTCTATTCCAGGATATGATTCATTAAGAGAGATATTAGCCGAATGGCTTACACAAAAATATTATTCAAATACTAAATTGAGTTTAAAAGTAGACCATTTAATTAATAAAGACCAAATTTTTATGACAAATGGTAATACTGGTGCACTTGGATTAATTATGTCAACTATAATGGAAACAGGTGATGAAATAATTATAGAAGACCCAACTTATTTCATTGCAAAAAATATTTTTGAAGAATATGGGTTGAATGTTAATTCTGTCAAAATGGAAGATGATGGTATTAATATAGAATTATTAGAAACAACGATTCTTCAAATTATGGATAATGATAAAAGAGATTTACAAAATAAGATATTTTTATATACTATACCAATTCATCATAATCCAACGTCAATTACGTTGTCTCATTCTAAAAGATTACGCTTAGCAAAATTATGTCAAAAATACCCAAAATTTCATATTATTGCAGATGAAGTGTATCATTTTCTAAATTTTAATGAAAATGAATCATATTACCCTTTAGCAGATTATAATCATAAAATTATTTCATTAGGTTCTTTTTCTAAATTAGTTTCACCAGGATTACGAGTAGGTTGGATGTATCAAAACGTTGGTAAAGAAAAATCTATAATTGAATCAATAAAAAAATCTGGTTCATTAGATTCAAGCGGTGGAGTAAATCCTTTGGGATTTATGTTAATAGAATCTGCAATTTTAGATGGAAGTTTAAATGACATTATAAAAAATAATATATCTTCATTAAAAACAAAATGTCAAAATATAATTGAATATTTACAACCACAATTAGAAGACAAAGAATTAAATGATATTAAAATAATTATTCCTAAAGGAGGTTATTTTCTATGGTTACAATTAGGTATAGATGGTACAAAATTTTTAGATTTTGCTATTCAATATAAAGTTAGATTTCATCCAGGTATAAAATTTGGTGATTCTTGTTCTAAATTTATTCGATTAAGTTTTTCATATTATGATGTTGATGATTTAATAACGGGTGTGTCTAGATTAATTGAAGCATATAAAATGTACAAAAAAATTAAAATATCAGTTTGTGGAGTATCTGGAAAACTGGGAACATTAATTAAAACTAATATTGAATTAAATAATGATTTTTTATTTTTTGATAATATTAAAAGAAATATTAAAGTAAATCCCATTACAAATATCATTATTGATGTATCATCTGATAATGGAACATCTAATTTAATCAGTTATTTAATAGAGAATAAAATCAATAAACCAATTATTATTGGTACAACAGGATTATCCTCTAGAACAATAGATTTATTAAGAATATATTCTATTACAAATCCGGTAGCAATAATTTCTAATTTTTCTGAAGGTATAACTAAAATGAAAAAAATGGTTAATGATTTAAATTCATTAGATAGTTCTTGGAAATTTAGTATGATTGAAAAACATCATCTTAATAAAAAAGATAGTCCAAGTGGTACAGCTAAAACTCTTGTAAATGAAATGACACGTATTTGTCCTATTGAATCAATAAGAGAAGATGATATTATTGGTTATCATCAAATTAAATTGGAATCAACAAATGAAGAAATAATAATATCTCATAATGCAAAATCAAGAAATATTTTTGCTGATGGTTGTATTAAATTTATACCTCAATTTTTAAAGAAACCTGCTGGATTATATTATAATTTTGATACAGTTCAAAATGATTTTAAAATATATAAATCATTGGGTGATATATTTATGATAACTATTAAAAATACATATTTAGACTATTTTATTAAAGAAGATAAACAATCAGATTATTTAATAGTATTAAATTTAAAAGATGGAAATTACGATTGGAATATTTATGATAAAACTGGTATGACAGCTATTACAAACGGTAATGATTTATTAGTAGTTTCAAAATTTTTAGATGATTTCTATAATATTAAAGAAGGAAAGGTTAATGAATGCGACCACTTATTTAAATATGAAAACAATAAATATTACTTTCAAACCATTCAACCCAATGAATATATAATCAAAGAAGACTATTCAACTAATTTATCTCAATTAATAAATCAATTAACTGGATTAAATATGAATGGTATTAGTAAATATGTTGTTGGTAGTAAACATTTAATTATTGAAATTAAAGAAGATTTATTTGAATTTGATACTGAAATCATATCAACTATAAGTAGTATTATTAATGGTGATGGCGAGAATGAAGAATTATATAATATTAGTTTTATTAACATACTTGGAAGTGAAATAATTCGTGCAAAATATTATGATTTAACAAAAGAAAAAGAAACAAATGGTAATTCATATGCTTGTATTGCCATATTTGATTATTTTGCAACAATCAATGACTTATCATATGATAATCCATTAGATATTACCATTTTATTAAATGATGATATTGTAAGGATATTTTATAAAAGTGATAAATATTTTGTATCATATAAACCAGTTCTTTTATAGACATACGACTCACTAGATGGTATAAAAAATTGTTCATTTAATTTATAAATAATATAACTTCATTATTAATGCAACTAAACGTAATAACAGTAATACCTACATTTTTTGATAAAGAAAATAATATTGATATAATACAAATAAAAAAACATATCAATATTCAAATTAATTCTGGTATACAAACAATAGTTATTCTTGGTACAACTTCAGAAGCACCAACATTGACATTAGAAGAAAAATTAATGATTATAAATAATATTTATGATGAGTTTAAAGATAAAGTATCAATTATAGTTGGTGTAGGTGGATTTGATACTAAATCGATAATAGATGAAATAAAATCATATAATGGTTTATATCACGCTTTAATGATATCTGCACCATATTATAATAAACCAACTCAAGAAGGATTAGTTCAACATTTTTCACTTATTATTTCAACTATTAGAAGACCTATTATACTTTATAATGTTCCATCTAGAACAGGAGTAAATATTGAGCCAGAAACAATTGCTAATCTTTATGAAAACTTTAAAAATGAAATAATTGGCATAAAAGAAGCAAGTGGTTCAATTCAACAATTAATAAAAACAAAATCATTATGTAATGTTAATATTTTATCAGGCGATGATGAATTAATATTACCTTTTATGGCAGTTGGAGCTATTGGTGTAATTAGTGTTGTTTCAAATATTGTACCAGAAGAAATGTTACTAATGGTAGAACATTTTAAAGAAGGTAATCATAGTGAAGCAAGAAAAATATTTTATGAATTATATAAATTAATGAAAATATGTTTTATTGAAACAAATCCTGTACCATTAAAATTTTTATTAAGTGAAATAAATAAAGAAATTTTACCAAAGGTTAGATTACCTTTAGTAGAATTACAAAATATTAATAAAAAATTATTTTATAATTTTTTAGAAACTGTTTAAGCTTGTGTATCATAGAATTCTCTTGATTGTTTAGCAACTAAACCAATAATACCATCGAATTTTGTTAATATTGTTAAAAGTAATTCTTTGTTAGCAATACCATTATTCATATCTATTTTTTTTATTTCAATAATAGATGTAGATTTTGGTGCATTTGTTGATGTATCAATATATAAAGTTTCAAATACAATACCTAAACTAATATATTTTTCAATATCTTTTTTACCAAAAACAAAATATGTTGTATTTTTAGAAAAATCTTCATCAAAGTTAATCATCGATTCAATTATAGATTGTGAAGATACTTTATTTTTTGGTGTTGATGATTGAATAGGACTTTCTGCTTTAGGGCTAGTTGCTTTAGGACTACTTACTTTAAATCCAGATAATTCAATCATTTTTCTTCTATGTTCTCTATCTGATAACATACTATCAACAGTTTCATCATTTGAATCATTATAAACAAATCTTAAAAAATTAGTTATATTTACATATTTATCTTTATCTGCAGATAATAATCTTTCAGCTAATTTAACTAAATTTAAACCAGCTTTGTTAACAACTAATTTAGCATTTCTACCTCCTTTAGACCATAAATATTCTAATAAATTTACATCATTTTTATTTACAACTAAGTGCATTATAGTATCACCTTCTTTATTTTTATTTTTAAATAATTCTTCATCGGGTAATAAAAATGAAATAATATCCATATCAATAGATTTAGATAAATTAATATAAACATATAATGGATAATTATGTTCGCTATCCATAGTATTTCTATCTTCTTCATATTCACCATAATCTCTAGATAAAGTTAAAATATCTACATTACCTTTTTTAATGTATTCCATTAATTTAGTTTCTTTAGATACAACCTCTTCTAATATTTGCTCGTGTTCACTGACTTCAGTTTTCATTTTTTTTAATTTAGCTAATTTATCTTTTTGAACTTTTTCCATTGCAGCAGCTCTTTCTGCTTTGGCTACCTCTTTTCCCTCGATTGTTTCTTTTTTACCCATTTGACCTTTACCATTTCCCACTAATTCTTTTAATTGTGCGTATTTATTTTTATACTTTAAATATTTTTCATAAAAATCCATTATAAGAAACTTAGATTATAGTTTTTCTTTGCCAAAAACTTCTACAGGATGTACATTTAGTTTACATCCAGATGCATTTGGATGTCCTCCACCGCCAAATTTTTTACATATAACTGAAACATCTACCTTATCTGAAGATCTCATTGAAATATTATATTTCTCATAAACATGGTCATAATTCCATAATATTGCAAAATCACATTCAGGTCTTTGTGTAAGATTGCTACCTAAATCAGAACCTAAATCTGAATCACAATTTACCATACATAATTTATGTCCTTCATAAATGTAAATATTTTTAATATTCTTTTCAGCAAGCGATTCTACCTTTATCATTTTCTTTCTTAACAAAGGTTCGCCAAATTCAATGTACTCCATTAATTTGTGTTTGTTATAAAATAGATCATCAAATATTTTAAGTTGCTCTTTAATATTTCTTCTGGTATCCATTTCTAAATTTAATGTTTCACTAAATTCATTAATATTTTCATAATCAAATTTAAATAAGTCTCTACCTTGAATCATCTTTACGAATAATGGCATTTCTTCATTTGGATAAAACCATTCCCAAGCTAATCCAACTCCAGATAAATTCATATCAAAACGAACATTTTTATCTGGTAATCCAGCGTAATCTCGGACATTAGATTTATGATGATCTAAAACATAAACATTATTATTTTCTTTTAATTCTTGATATATGTCAATAGATGGTGCCATATCTAAAAAATATATATTTACATTTTTCATAGTAACATCAATTTTATCACCGTGACTATAATTTCTTAGTTCAAATTGAACATTATCTTCTTTAAGTTTTTTTTGTGCAACCCAAGCTGCAGCTAAACCATCATTACACGGATAATGAAAATAAATAATATTTTCTACTTTGCCTCCTATTTGTTCCATACTTGTTTTAGTATTGTCGAAATTTATTATTTTTTCAATTTTTTTCAAGTTTAAATACTTCATTTTATATTTATGATATTTATTTTTTGCTATATTTATATCCATTATTAAAAAGGATATAAAAAAAACTAAAGAAATTGAATAAATAAAATTTAATTATTAAACCATATATTTAATGGATGAAATAAGAGTATTAAAATTCGGAGGAACATCGCAAAAAATGTCAACATATGAAATGATAGCAGATATAGTAATTCAATCAAAACAGAAAACAGTAATAGTTTTATCTGCAGCTAAAGGATGTACAAATATGTTACTAGATTTTGTTTCCACTAAAAATTTTGCACATTGGAATGAAGTAATACAAATTAATAAAAAAATTAATAACAATAATAATAATGAATTTATTTCTTCAATGGAAAATAAATTATGGGATTTAGATAATGATAAAATAGAAATAGTTGCAATGGGTGAATTTTTTACAACTAATATTTTAAATGATTATTTAAATGGTAACTTTGATATTAAATCAGAATTCATCTCATCATTTGATGTTATTAAAAGTAATAAACCAAATATATTGATGTATAACAATGGAGAATTCACAGTAAATCCTGAATTAATTTTAAATAAATTAAAACATAATCAAGTTGTTATAATACCAGGATTTAGTGGTTCAAGTAGTGATAATAAACCTTGTTTGCTCGGTAGAGGTGGTAGTGATACAAGCGGTAGTATTATTGCTGCAGCAATTAATGCAATTGAATATCAAATATGGACAGATGTAGATGGTATTTATTCTTTTGACCCAAGGAAAATAAAGTCAGCTCGTTTGATTGAAAATATTGGATATAATGCTTCTCAGGAAATTGCAGCGATGGGTGCAAAAGTAATACATCCATATTGTATTTTACCTTGTGCAAATAAAAAAATACCAATAGTAATTAAAAATACTTTTAATAGAGAAGCAACTCCTACAACTATAGGTGACAAAATTGTTAATAATGGTATATATGCAATTACTGTTCAAGAAAATGTAAAAGTATTTAAAATTACATCAGAAAATATGTGGAATAATTATGGTTTCGTATACGATATATTCTCCACATTTAAAAAATATAACGTTAATGTAAATATTATAAATACATCACAATTTAATATTACAACAACTACAGATGAATCTCAAATGGAAAATATTACGAGTATTATGCAACAATTGTCTACCAAATATAATGTTGAATTATTAGTAGATAATACAATTGTATCAGTGATAAGCGAAGATATTAGAAAATATAAAAATATAGGTCAACTATTCGAAATTGCACAAAAATATAATATAATTTTAACATCGTACTCATCAAATGATATGACTTTGTCTTGGGTAATACATAATAATAAATCTTTAGAATTATGTCAAGAATTACATAATCTATTATTTTAATCAATAAATAAAATCTATAAATATTTAATATGTCAATATCAATCATTGGATTACTTGTTTTAATTTTTGTACCAATGGCTCAATTATGGGCAAGAGTATTTTGGTTAGATGGTTCATTAGATAAATGGTGGTTATTAATTCCTGTTTTTTGGATGTTCCCTTTAAGTGTAGTACCTGCAGTAATGATGTATCTGAATAAAGTTGCACCCGGTGGCGGTGGAAAAGGACCACCTTACGATTATTGGATGTGGATACCAATTATTATGAAAACATTAGTTGGTTGGATTGTAGAAACTTATTTTGAAGACATTGGTATTTTAGGATTTATTTTACCATTTATTTTACAATTAGCTGCAACAACATTACCACATTATATTAGATCTTATACTTTATGCGGCAAAGTTCAACTAAATACACTTACAAAATCTATATCAGATGCAATTATAGAAAACGGAGTTGCTGATATTGCAGTAGTTGGTATTAAATATGTTCCCTTAATAGGAACTCTATTCTCAATAATTGAATACATACCTTTATTGGGTGGTATAGTTGATCAAGTTATATGGTCAGTAATATATGCGGGTACATATATAGTTATTAATATGATTAATGGTATTGATTTAGGTAACTATTGTAATTTACCAAATTTTGGTAGACCGTCTGATAAAGTAGGAGCAATAGTATTATTTATTTTATCTTGTATATTAGGTTGGATGGATAGTGCAGTTGGTGCACTTACTAGTATTGGTAGTCCATCAAGTTATGCACAAAGTTATGCAACAAATAGATATTACGGCGATAATGATTAAAAAAATTGTTAAATAAATTTATTACATTAAATAATTTATATTAATGAACAATCAAACAAATATTTATTTTACAATTATAAATACAGATAATACTTGTATAGAAAAAGAAATAACAGACTATATCGTAAGTGATAATAATATTGCTAAAGATATATGTAATTCTGTTGATAAATACAAATTTTTAATCAATAATCTTTCTATTGATTCAAAAGTTGTATCATTTATGATTAAAATTATAATGAACTCTAAAATTATTTATAATCAAATGTTTAATCTTAAAAATAAAGATAATATTGTAACTCCAACAAGTAATACTCTATTTACTTATGACGAAACATTAAATAAATTTACCAAATTATGGATTTACATTCCAAAAACCATTTTTGATATTCTTGATAAGATAGTTGAACCAATTATTGAACAAACTGTAGAAATACAATTTATAGCTGAGAAACCAAAAGAAGTTCAACTAATTATCGAGACACTAGAAGAAGTTAAACCAGTTGTTGAAAAACCATTAGAAGTTCAAGCAGTTATTGAAAATCCAGTTTCTCAACCAATTGTTGAAAAACAATTTTCTCAACCAGATGAAATACAATCAATTATTGAGGAAACAACAAAAGTACTACTTAATAAAGAAGATATATTTACATCTGAAAAAGATGTATATTTAGATATGCCTGGATTAATCGCTTTAGAAGAGCCAACTATAATTTTAAGTGGTTAAAGAGTTGTTATTAGCGTTTAAAAAATTGATAAATTATTATTTTATTTTTAATTAGTTATTAATTTAATGTCTGAACAATTTTGTACAATAAAAACACAAGAAGAAGCCAAGAAAGAAATGGAAGAAACGACCAGAAAAGAATTAGAAAAATTAACACAACAAATTAAAAATAACCCCTCTTTATTAAAACCAAAGATGGCTTATGATTCTGATACTGATTCTGATTATGAATCATCTTCATCTGATTCTTCATCATCTTCATCCTCGTCATCCCGGTCAAAAACAAAATATAAAACTAAAATAAATAAAAATGCCATTGATATTTTCAAAAAAGAATCTACAATTGATAAATTGGAAGAGAAAAACTATTTCAAAACTTTAGAATTATCGAATTTAATTTTAGAGAATAGTAAGTTGAAAGAGGAGAATACAAATTTACAAAAAATCATATCTGATTATGTATTACAATCAAAAATTATTAGTGAAGTAATCGAATTGAGTAAAAACGAACCATTAAAGGTAAATGGTCATTATTTAATAAATGAAGATTTAAATATTGCTAATATGAATTCAAAAATCTTTTTTCTTCAAAAAGAGTTTGATAAATATAATACACAAATAAATAAATTAATTACTGATTTAAATTCATTGTCAGATTCTTCTGTAAAAGCATTTTATAATCAAGAATTAGCTAAAATTAATATTACTGTAAATAAGAACTACGAGTTTAATAATAAAATGGTTGATGCATATATTACTAAAACAAAGAATAGAGAAAAATGGCATCTAATAATGATTATCCTTTCATTTGCATTTTTTATGATGATAGTTAAAGATTATTTAATGTTTAATTTCCTGGATGAATTTATCCAGTTTATCCAATTTATGAGTAATTAAATAATGAGGATTCTCAAATAAATATTTATATAACTTTTTTTTATCTTCGTCGTTAATTATATTAAATATCTGAATAATTATATCTTCATTTCTAAAAAATAGTAAACAAACAATCGGTTTAAAATTTTTAATACAAACATTTATTTTATCTTTTTTTAACTCGATAATTTTATTAATTAATTTTATGTCATTGTTAATACAAGCGATTGCAAAAGTATTTAAATTTATTACTTCGTCGTAATCAAATATATCATAATAATCAAACAGTTTATTTATAATTAATTTTAAATTGTATTTAATAGCATAATGCATTGGGTTAATCCTATTTTGTTTAACATAAATAGGATTAATAGTATGCATATCTATATTTTGAATTAAATTTACAAATATTGGTTCCATATTAGAATTCATACAATATGGTAAAGACTCTATAATATTTTCGGGAAGCTTAGGAAGTATATTCATATTTGCCATCTTTATGCAAATATCAAACATAGACTTTTCACAACAAGTTACAAATGGATGGAAATCATCGAATTCATACATTAAAAATTTTTTTGTATCAAGAATTTCAATAATTTTAGACTTATTTTTTTTACGACAATAGAATTCTAATGGTGTAATTTGATATTGATCACATATATCAACAAAATGAGAAATATTTGGTAAAGAATCATAATTAAATTTTTTTTGATTTTTTATTATGTTCTTAATAATGGGAATTGATTCAACGTTTAATTCCATTATAATAGTAGAGATTTTAATCTTTAAAATAAAGTTAGTAATTAAAAATATATTACCGTTTGAATAAAACACTAACACCAAGCGTTATAAAAGTGTAGATACCATTTTGTGCCAAAACGCGACTATCGGTGCTTTAAAAGTTAAGTATGGAGTACTTAAGCACTAGACGGTACATCTATTTACTATTTTTCATAATTCCAGTCTGGATATATTTCATCTAAATCACTTTTTGTTATCAAACGATAAGGTCTAATTTTATATAGTTTTTCCATTTTTTCATCGTATGGTTCTTGAGGTCTTCTGACAAAAACAGCTTTTTCTCTATATCCAGTATCATTACTACCTAATTTTAAAGTAGATGATTTATTTATTATATCACTTATATAATAAAAAGCAATTGTTTTTCTATTAATATTTTCTGGACATAAAATTTTTTCAGGTACACCATGCCAACTTTTTTCAGTAGTAACAAACAATATAGCAGTATTTTTTTGGGGGAATGATTTAATTACACATTTTTCTAAATTTTCATCCCATAATTCGGTAGCACCATTCCATTCTTCATTCCAATCATCATTTAAATACATTATTATATTTAATCTTCTTTGTTTATTCATAATTGGATGTTTTTCATAATCTAAATGCATATTAAGTCTTCCATTTCTAGGCATCATATGTAATCCAGCACCATGACAATAAGGATCGTATTCTAGATTATCGATATTAAATATTTTTCCAATTTTATTAATTACTTTATCATTTGATAAACTATGAAATAAATTTTTAATATTAGCAGAATAATTATTAATTTTATCATTTGTAAATTTAACTTCTAATGGATTTTCATATTTCCACCAAGATTCATCTATATTTTCTGGATATTCTTTTTTTATTAAATCATACATACTATCACTTAAAAAATTATTAATTATAATATGTTTTATGGGGTATTGTTCACATTTATATTCTTTATTTATCCAATCACCAAAAATATTAACATTACATTTTTCTATATCGAGATTAGAAATTTTTTCCATATATATTATATTATATAATATTTTGTTTATTTTATAAAATTTAATTCAAACAAGTAAAATTATAAATATTTATTAATTATATGCGTTTGAATATAATTTATTGATAATATTTATCGTTTATATTTTAAAAATTAATTTATGTAATTATATAATATAATGAAATCAGTAATAATTTATGTTTATTACAAATCAGATGTTGCAGATTATAATTTAAAATATTTTAATGAAAAAGAAATACAATTTAGAACTAATATAGACTATATAATTGTAATTAATGGATTTGAAATGAATACAAATATTATATTACCTGAATTGAATAATTTAACTGTAATTAAAAGAGAGAATATAGGTGTTGATTTTGGAGGTTATAATGCTGCTTTAGAATTTATTGATAATAATAAAAAAATATATGATTATTATTTTTTTATAAATAGTGGAGTATTTGGACCTATATTACCACATTACTTCAACGAACATCATTGGTCAAATATTTTTATAAAAAAAATAAATGATAGTGTAAAATTAGTAGGTACTACTATAGTTTGTTTACCAAGTTCTGATGCTGGAGGATATGGTCCTAAAGTTGAAGGATTTTTTTTTATGACTGATAATATTGGTTTGAATTTATTGAAAAATCAAAAAAATATTTTTTGTAATCATCCTAATAAACATAGTGCTATTGTCAATGGTGAATATGGACTTTCAAAATGTATATTAAATAATGGTTATTCATTAGATTGTATGTTAAGAAAATATCAAAATATTGATTGGAAAGATGAAAATAATTATAATTTAAATAATAATATTCATCCATCAAGAAATAATAGTTTTTATGGAAAATCAATTAATCCATATGAAGTTATCTTCCATAAATGGTATTGGAAAGATTCAGAAAAAGTAAATTTTAATATTATTGAACAATATGTTAATAATAATACTTAAATATTTTTTGGATTATACATACTAAATACAGAAGGCTGATAAAAATATTTATTATTAATAATGCCGTTATCTGCACCTATACCTCTTTGTGTACCTTTATATTCATTTACTAATATATTTGTTTTATTATAACAAAATATACCTGTAAATAACCTTTCTAATAAATATTCTAAATATATACCTTTATCTGTTAAATTTTCTGGTGGTTTACCATATGACACATTATCTTCTATATATTTTATTAAATCATTAGTAAGATATTCATTTAATACATCATTATTAATCCAAAATATATTACCTCCAACAAAATCTGTCCATTCTTTTTCTAAATGAGGGAATTTTATACATAATTCATTTAAACCTGTTATATTTTGTGGAAAATCTAAATCATAATTTTTTGGTAAAATACATTTTTGAGCACCAACAAATCCTATATTCTTAATATTTTTAAAATAATGTTGTAATACATATAGATTATTAATATTTGTTATAGGATTAATTAATTCTTGTCTCCAATTTAAATAATTTTCTGATGGATTAGATGATAATTTAGTATGTAATTTTAAAATATAATCTGTTTTAATATTATTTTTTCTAATATATTTAATACATTCAATAAATGGATAATTATCAGTACCTTTATTTTCTACTTTTAAAATTACAAAATCTGGGTTTTTTTTATTGATTATTAAATTAAGACTACTATTTAATGGAATAGTTATTAGTACAGAAACTAAATTAAAAATTGTTTTAACATTATTTATATATTTCAAAAATTCATCAAATAATTTTTCATGAAATAAGTGAATGATTATAGTAATATTTGTTTCAAAATTTATTACTGGATGATTACAAAGTCTTCCTTCTTTTATACCATGATTTTTCCAATGATATAAAGCTTCAGATTCACTCATATTTTTTAAATCAGAATATTTATTTATATAAAAATTATAATTAAAATTCATATATAAATAATACTTTATTTATTTTTAAAGCATTTAGCTAATATTTACATATTCTTCCTTCTTTAAAACCATGATTATACCAATGATATAAAGCTTCTGATTCACTTATATTTATTAAGTCAGAATATCTTTCAATATAAGATTTATAATTAAAATCAGTGTCTATTTTAGCTAAGAATGTAGAAAATTGTTCTTTTGTAATATTACATTCATTTAATAGTAAATTTAAATATTTATTATTGAATATATAACTATTATTTTCTATATCCATAGAAATTTTACATATTTCGAAATAATAATTTTTTAAAAAATAGTCTAATCTATTACCATACGTTTTACAATCTAAATTTATAAAACTATATATTTGTTCTTTTAAAATATTTTTATCAGTACTTCCTGACCAATAATAATATGTTTTTATGAATGGGTCAATACAATCTCTAATATAAAAATGATATATACACCCATCTTTAGTATTTTCATAATTTGTAATATGTGTAGTTTTATCTAAAATTGTATAAAAATTGTCAGTATTTGTTATAGTATATATATTATTATTAAAAAATCCTTTACATTCTTCATTAATTAGTTCATAATGATGTGAATCACCACTAGGATGTTTTACTAATTTTCTATTTCCTAATGTAAAAAAATGATGATTATATTCTTTTTTACAACAATTATTATTTATATTTTTTAATAAATTATATTCTAGTTTTGATGTTTTATTATATAAATTTACCCATTTAAAAAATATTTGAGAAATATCATCTGTTATATTAAATTTTACAAAGTATTCTTGAATTGTTAAATTATTTAAAAATAAAAAAGAATCTACTCCTAATAATATAGTATAATCTTCTTTAACATCTTTATATATAATTTGTGTTATAAATTGTATGAGACCACTTTTATGACAATATAATTTAGACCAATTTAATTTTTGTTCATTTGTTATGTAATTGTTAGAATTGAAAAATACAACTTTTTCTCTATATTCTTTATTTTCAATAATATATTCTTCTTGTTCATAATCAATGTTATCAACTAATACATATATTTTATTGAACCCTAATTTTAAATGATATTCTACAAAAAAATTTATATAATTATGTTCTAATAATACAAAAGTGATAACTGCAAATGTTCTAGTTTCAGTCATATATATATATATATATATATATATATATATATTTTTTTTAATATGATAATTTACTCATTTAATTAAGATGGAAAATAATTTAACTTAAAAATATATAAATTTATGATGGTGTATGTAAAGATGTCCATATAT